CAACTATACGGCATTCCTCGCTTCCTCGTTGACTCTGCTGGCAACCCACAACACGGTGACACCCGCAACGAATACGGTCTGTTTGCGCTGAACCAATTCCTCGGCATTGGTAGCTACGCTTACGTTGTTCGTGCAAACGTCAACTTGAACGACAGCCTGTCAGACATTCAGCGTATGTGGAACACCAAGATGCAAGAGTCCGCATACGTGCTCGAAAATCTGGTCAACGCATACCTGAACGAATACAACCAAACAAACGGCTTTGTTTCCAGCTCCGCTAACGCAGTTGGTACACTCGGCTCAATCACAGCCGGCTCTTCGTACACAGCTGGCACGTACACGAACGTTCCTCTCACGGGTGGCACGGGTTCTGGTGCAACTGCCAACATCACCGTTTCTAGTGGCGGCAATGTGACGGTAGTCACGGTAGTTAATCGTGGTTCCGGCTACACAGTTGGTGACGTCCTGTCAGCATCCGCATCCAACATCGGTGGCACAGGTTCTGGCTTCTCCGTCCCTGTCGCAACGTTGACGGGCTTCAAGCAAACTGTTAACCAAACGACTCTGCTGTCCCTCGCAGCAACAGCAACGTACCCAGTGTGGCAGATGTTCTCGTTCAAGAACTCGATGGACTCGTTCACAAACGACTTCACGTCGGCTCCTCAATTGGTGTATGCAAACGGCTTCTCTGCTGCCTCCACGGGCACGTTTGTTGGTTTGACTGGCGACGCTGTTGCCTGGGTCACCGGCGCACTCGGTAGCGTGGTTGGTACAGAATGGACAGCTACCGAAGCATCTGCAACACTGCTTGGCGCAGCTGACTCGTTCAAGTTCACCACGAACTTCCTGAACCAAACCAGCCTTGGCGCAAACGACGCAGCACGTCGCGTTGCAGTTGTTACAGCTCTCGCAGCGTCGATCAACAGCAACACAGACATCCGTTCGGAAATCTACGAATACAACCTGATCCTGTGCCCTGGTTACTACGAACTGGTTGACGAAATGCTGAATCTTCGCGCAGACATTCAAGAAGAAGCATTTGTGATCGGTGACGTTCCCTTCGACAAGTCTCCAGAAGATGTCGTCACGTGGGCTGCAACAGTTGATCGTCGCACGTCAACAGGTCTGGCATACTACTACCCACACGGCTTGGCCTCCAATTTGGATGGCGCAAACGTGTTCGTGGCAGCATCCGGCATCGCTCTGCGCACGATTACATACAGCGATGATGTTTCCGAGTTGTGGGTTGCCCCAGCTGGTACACGTCGTGGTCTGGTTTCAGGCGTTTCGAATGTTGGTTACGTAACTGGTACGCTGGGTACTGCTACAACGTTCGTTGATGTTGCTCTCAATGGTGGTCAACGTGACAACATGTACAAGTACTTCACCAACCTGAACCCAATCGTGTTCTTCCCGGGTCGTGGTATTATCGTGTGGGGTCAAAAGACTTCCGCTCCCGATGCCTCAGCTCTCGACCGTATCAACGTCGAGCGTCTGGTTGAATACGTCCGCCGTCAACTTCGCAAGAATACGATGTCGTTCGTCTTCGAACCTAACGACCAGCTGACACGCGATAACCTGAAAGCAACGGTTGACGCATTCCTCGGTGACCTGATTGTCAAGCGCGGTCTGTATGACTTTGCTACCATTTGCGATAGCTCAAACAACACTCCTGATCGTATCGATCGCAACGAGCTATACATTGACATCGCTTTGAAGCCAGTTCGTGCAGCTGAATTCTTGTACATCCCAATCCGCATTGTTGCTACTGGCGCATCAATCTAAATAAATAGCACAAACAAGGAGACACAGCGTGAGTACAATCAATGACATCGGTATCCCAGGCGTAGGCACTGGTATCCTTCAACCAAAGTTAAAGAACCGTTGGCGTGTGACGTTCGCCAACATGGGCGGTGGCACGGATAGTCAGCCTGTTTCCATGCAGGCGATTAGCGTCAACCGTCCTAAGCTGACGCACGAAAAGATCACACTGCACCGCTACAACTCAGTGTCGTATATCGCCGGCAAGCACTCGTGGGAGCCAATGTCTCTCACGATTCAAGACGACGTAACAGGTACGGCAGCAGCGGTAATTCAGGCGCAAGAACAGAAGCAACAGTGGCTGATTGGTGCTGAAGGTCAATGGCTTGCAGCTGCTGGTGAAGGTTCTCTGTACAAGTACGTGACGTACCTCGATATGCTTGACGGTAACGACCAAGTAATCGAACGTTGGACTATTGAAGGTTGCTGGATTGAAAGCGTTGACTACGGTGAAATTGCATACGAATCGAGCGATCCAGTGACGATCACTCTGTCCGTTAGCTACGACCACGCTCGCCAGAACATCGGCGGCTACAACCAAGGTCAAGGTATCGCAACAGGCGGCGCAGGTAAGATTCAATAATCAAACCACGCTACGAAACAAAAGCTCGCTCCGGCGAGCTTTTTCTTTGGGCTATAAGGCCATAAATACGGCATAACCTAAGGGCATTCTATGACAGATCCACGTACGTTCACCGTAAAGCAGTGTGAATCCTGCTACTCGCAGAAAAGTGGCGCATCTATCGCCAACGCTACGGGCTCACGTCGCGACTTCTTCAATGCCTTGGGTAAAGTAGGTGATCTGCAGGTACTAAACAGTGTTAGCGGTGGCACGATCGGTCGCGGACTGCGCAATCTCGCAAGCATCTCCAACTCAATTCGCGTTGGCCAAGGCGCTTTGCCATCATCTATCGGCACGTCCTTAGAGACAGGTGCGAACTGGGTGCTAGCTCAGACTGGCATCGCTCCTACCGTTGTCACAGCTGTACAGGGCTTCAATCCCGCAATTGCAAACCAAGCGTATGGACAAGCAAAAAGTGTGTTCTCTGACGTCAAATCAGGTAACTTCTCACTATCGAACATCCCGTATGTGCTGCAAGATTTTCAGAACCTGGAGCGTCTTGGCCGCAACATCTTTACCCCCGGTCTCGGCGATGTACAAACGGCTCTTGGGGAACATTGTGAAGCATCGCCATACGCTGTTGACCTGATTGCACGTGCACCAAAGTACAAATTCCTATTTGTTGTACAATTCATTGCAAACAAAGGCTACGGTGATTTGAGTGGTCAAGGTTTGAGTCCCCTAGACATGGCCTTCACCGTCAAGAAGGCTTCTCGTCCGAACTTGAAGTTCCACTACGACGACGTTAACTACTACAACTACCGTACAAAAGTTATCACCAAGACGGAGTTTGAAGAGATGAACATGTCGTTCTTGGACGATACGCAAAACATTGCAGGTCAATTCTATCACGCTTACATGCGTGCGATGTCACCAATCACTGGCATTGAAGAATCAGGTGCGCTCGCTGACTTGCTTGAGCAGGGTGGCATGGACTTTGAAAATAAGACCCTAACAGCAAACCAAATTATGAACACGATTGGTGCAAGTACGTACGCTGCTTCGTCTGGCACGCTTGCAAACGATACTAAAGACGTGTTCAAGGAAATTCGCCTATATCACCTGTTTGATAACGGTAACCGGATGAACGTCTGGCGATTCTTCAACCCCAAGATCACATCGTTGAACCTCGACGAGCTTGACATGTCCATCGGCACCGAAGGCAGTGAATTGTCAATCCAATTCACTTACGATAGTGTGTTCATGGATCCCGACGTTTCTCTGGCGGATGATAGCAAGTACAACTTGAAGCAAACACAACGTGGCGCATTGTACCCCCTCAAGTACAACGGCAAAACGTCTGGTGCCAACTCACCAATTTCTACAACAACCAACATTAACGGCCAATCTACAGATTTGCTGGGTGGCTTGTCAAATACCGTTAGTGCGGTTGGTAACGCCGCCACAGCGGCCGTCGCTGATCTCAGCACCAAATTTAGCAGCGCAATTTCCAGTCTACCGTTTGGTAGTTAATATGGCAGGTCCTACACTTAAAGACCAACAGTTGATGCGACGCCCGTCCGGTACAAGCAACCGACGGTTTACGCAGGGACTGTTCACCCCCCGTAACCCTCAGAAGTACGTCGGTGATGTGACAAAGATTCGCTACATGTCATCGTACGAATTGGAAACCCACAAGTTCTTCGACAGCAACGAACGAGTGCTACGCTGGTCCAGTGAAGAGATCGCAATTCCGTATTTGAAGCCCACCGATCAAAAGGTGCATAAATACTGGCCAGACTATTGGGTTGAGTACATCAACAAAGACGGTGAGATCGTT